GAAAATATAAAAAGGCTATACAATTATTAAAGACAGCAAAAAGCAGTGGTAAATATTTTGAAGACGGTATACAAGAAGTAAATATTCCAGCCTGGGCGATATTTAATGAAGATTCGGAGTAATGGAGAAGCAATGAGTTTAGTAATAAAGCTAAAACATGCCATTAAAGGCATTGATACTCTACTAAAGAATCAATGGTATAATGATCATAAAGATTTTGTAGAGCTTAAATATAAATTATCTAAAAGGTTAGAGGAAGTAGAGGAGTTGATTGCATCAGGAGAATTACCTGATTGCGTTATAGAGGAATGGTCAGAAAAGACTGAAAGAGAGTTAAAACTAATGGGAATAAAGGTGACAAAAGTATGAATGATGTAGACGTATTTAAAATGGTGTTAGCAGCCTTATTTTTTTATGACTTAAGTTTGTTAGCAATAAAAATAATAACCTCATTGATAATAGAAAGGAGAAATAAAGATGCCAAATAGAAGAGAGGTAGAATTAGCAAGAGAGAAGATGATCAAAGAAGTTTATGATTCTCAAGCAAGAATAGAAATTTTATTAAAAGATTTAATAGATGTTTTAGCAGGGAGTAAGAATGCGAGGAAAAGTAGCAAGAGCGTTAAGAAGGTTAAGTGATTTTGACCCTAGAAAACCAAGAGAGTATGGTAGAGCGCCGGATTTTACTATCTGGCACAAGGATAAAAATAGACGTATGTATAAAACAATGAAGCAAAAGTATAAGGAGTTAAAATGGAACCGGTAAATGAAGGAAGGTTAAATAAAGTAATTGATAAATTAGCTTATTCCGACCTGTTTTTTGGAGTAGTTGATGAGGATTCTCATATGGCATTAGGCGTTATAGAACTAATGAGAAAAGCTGTTAGAGAATATAAACAATTAGAAATGGAAGATTACATAACAGAATTAGAAAAAGAACATTTAACGAAACTCTAACCTGCCCAAACTAAGGAGTTATTATGACAATAGGGAGTTCAACACAAACAATCGGTGGAGAAAAAAAGAAGTACGATCCTTTACCGGATGGAAGGTATTTAGTATCATTTGATCGTGCGGAGGAGGTAGCAACAAAAGCCGGCAACGGTTCTTATGTTAAGTCCTCATTTAAAGTTTTAGACGGGGATTCAAAAGGAAGGCTTATTTTCCATAACTTTTTGATAAACCATCCTACGGCGCGAGCAGCGCAAATTGGTAGGGAGCAGATTACAAAAATGCTTAAAGCAATGAATGTAGGAGGTGGTTTTGAAGCTCTAGGAGGAGATGCATCCCAACTAGAGGGTTACTTAGGGCAAGAATTAGTCCTAGAAGTGACCACTAGAAATGACGCTACTTATGGAGCTAGTAACGTAGTAAAAAAGTGGATTCGTAAATAATGCAGTACGGTGGCGAAGAATATGACATTAAAATATGGCAGGGAGAAGAGTTAAATCATATTCTTGCCATCGATACTGAAACAACTTATGTTCCATTTACAGAGACTCCTGAATTGATTACTTTTCAAGTATTTGATGGGGAGTCTCTCCTCTATGTCGAAAGGAGTGATGTGGCTAGATTCCTACGAACCCACCCAAACCACTGTTTCGTATTTGCCAACGCTCCTTTTGATGTAGATGTTTTAGAAAAAGCAACAGATTGGCGTGTTCATTGCCAAATAGAAAAGGATTTAGTTTATGACATACTTATTATGTATCGTCTCTATTATCTGGCTACTTTGGGTAATGTTCCTCGTAAGTATAGCCTTTCTGAGGTTACGCAACAGTTGTTCGGAATCACCTTGGAGAAAGATCAAGGGGTCCGATGTAACTTTGAACAGTTCCAAGGCAAGAAAGTACAAGAAATACCGGTAGAATTTTTAGAATACGGAGCTAGAGATGTGTTAGCTACCTATCAAGCTTACATTAAATTAAAAGGGTTAATAAAAGCAACAAGATCAGAAACCTGTTTGTCTCATCAAATTCAATTAGTCGGAGCTATTGCACTAAATAGAATTTATAAAAATGGTATAGGATTTGATGAGCAATCAGCCCAAGAGCTTTTAAAGGAGTTAAATAGTAATTTATTGAGACTTGCAGGGAAAATGGCAACTTATGGCTACGTTAGAGGTGAGAAAGGAAATCAGATTAGATATAATAAAGCAATAGAATTTTTAAAGCTAACAGATATTCCTAAAACGCCTACCGGTGATTACAGTATGAAAGAAGATGATTTAAAAAAGCACAACGACAATGCCTTTATAAAAACTTATTTAGACTATAAATCTATGGAAAAGACTACTCACTTTATTAGAAATTTAAAAGGAAATAGAGTCCATCCTAGATATGACTTACTTAAGAATACAGGCAGGACAGGATGTTCGTCACCGAATTTTCAGCAACTTCCTAGGGATGGGAAAATTAGAAGTATGTTTAAAGCAAAAGAGGATCATACTTTTATAATAACTGATTATTCTGCTATTGAATTATCTACATTAGCCCAAGTGTTGTACGATAAATTTGGGCATTCAGTAATGAGGGAGAAGATAAATGAAGGAAAAGATTTACACCGGTATTATGCTTCTGTTTTATTCAAAGTGGACGAAACCGAAGTAAAGAAATGGCAGCGACAAGCTGCGAAAGCAGCGAATTTTGGCTTTCCCGGAGGGCTAGGTATTCAAACCTTTTTAGAATTTGCTAGAGGGTATGGAATAGATATAAATGAAGATGAGGCGCGAACTATGCGGAATGCATGGTTTAAAGCATTTCCTGAGATGAGAAAGTATTTGGCAGGTGAAAACGGTTATGTATGGACGCGGACCGGTCGGTTAAGAGCCGATACTACATTCTGTGCAGAAAAGAATACACCATTTCAAGGACTTGCGGCAGATGGCGCTAAACTGGCATTATATAACCTATGTCACAAGGGATTTAAGGTAGTTGGCTTTGTACACGATGAAATTATAACGGAAGTGTCAAAAAACAATGCAAAAGACTTGATTTTTTTGCAGGAAAAGACTATGATAGACTCAATGAAGATCGTGGTTCCTGATGTAGCAGTGGGAGTAGAGTCTACTATTTCTGAAAGGTATTGTAAATAATGAAAATTAAAACAGGTACTTATATAAAGGTTACAAAACCAGGTATTCATAAAGGGAGAATAGGAAAGATTTTAGAGTCCCATAGTGTCCAAAACCCAATGACATTTAAATCAGAACATTTTTATACTGTTAAAGTTATATCAGCTCAAGGTGAAGAAATAGTTGTACCTCATGATGCTATAGAAGTGTATGAAGATGATTATGAGACGTCTTGTCAGTGCGGAGGAGACTATTTAACTATTCCACACCATTACAATTGGTGTCCTAAAGGAGCCGGAAATGTCGAAGATAACAAAAATTGAGTCAAAAAGAGATAAGATTATAGATCAGTTGATAGATGATAAAAATAGATTATATCTAAAACTTAAACGCGCAGAAAAGGAAGTGGAAGTGTTAAAAAATCAAAACAAATATTTAAATGAAAAGTATAGAAGATTAGAAAAAAAATTCAGGGAGACAGTAAATGAAAAGTTTAGTAATAGGGATAAGAAAAGGAGATCTGGAGAAAGCTGAAAGTTTTGCAGATGAACGTGTTTTGTTATCATCTGATCATTATGCTAGAAGAGGTCAAACCAATTTAGAAAAAATTACCTATGACATTACTATAGGAGCTTTAGGAGAAATAGCTATACATAGAATGTTAAAAAGGTTAGGAATTAAGACAGCGCCACCAGATTTTAATGTATATGCTACTGATAAAAAAAGTTATGACGCAGACTTTACAGACGATTTGGGAAATAAATACCATTGTAAAGCACAGTCTAAAGAGTCCGCTGATCAATATGGTCAATCATATATTCTCCAATATGGAGGTAATGGTCATGGACATGTTGACAAGCTTTTTAAAAATAGATCTTCTCGTGATTATCTTATACCTTGCCTTGTTGACCTTGATAACAAAGAAGTAGTTATTTATGGGGCTATTAAAGTAGAGAAGTTATTTAAAAATGACTTTGTAAAACCCCCTAAAGTCAAGTGGTTAGAGGATTCTAAAAGAGCTGTATATCTAGATGATTTATTTACATTGACTTGGTATGAAAGATGGGGTAAACTTAGACCGAGGCAGACTTAGAATTAGGTCTTACATAGGGGGGAGGGAATAGACCCATATTCCACGCACTTCCCCTCTATTTTTAGGGAGAAAATTATGATACTATCAGATAGTGCCATTGCCGGTGCCTTACAAAGAAAAGAAATAGTAATAGAGCCTTTTGACATGGAATGTTTAGGGTCAAATAGTTATGACGTACATTTAGGTCCATTGTTAACTTGTTACAATAAAGCTCAATTAGACTCAAAAAAAGATAATGAAACTATAAATTTCACCATTCCAGATTATGGATTACTTTTAACACCAGGTAGAATTTACCTAGGAAGTACAGTAGAATATACAGAAAGTCATAAACATGTGCCTTTTTTAGATGGTAAAAGTTCTATTGGACGTTTAGGTATTTTTATCCACGCTACGGCAGGTCGCGGTGACGTAGGCTTCTGTAATCATTGGACTTTGGAGTTAATTGTTACACAACCTGTAACCGTTTATGCGGGAATGAAAATCGGACAATTATTTTTTTATGAAACTAAAGGTAAGGTAATGACTCCTTACAATAAGAAAAAAGATGCTAAATATACAGAGGTTAGCAGCGACCCACAAAGTTCGCAAATGCATTTAAACTTTAAGGAGGAAGATAATGGTAACAAAAAACAAGATAATTAGTAGCCCTGCCCATTATACATATGGTGATTATCAAGCTATAGATGTTATTGAAGATTGGAAGTTAAATTATCATTTAGGTAATGCATTAAAATACATATGTAGAGCAGGGAGAAAAGACCCTTCTAAGAAGGCAGAGGATTTAGGAAAAGCTATATGGTACCTAGAAAGAGAAATACAGACTGGTTGTTTATCCTCCGAGTGATTGGAGTTCTTGTGTATGTGGCTTTACAAGCTGTATTCATAGGATTAGGTATATACATGGTTAAATCAGCCCTAGGGATTGATCTTATTAAGGATTGGTCCCTATTTCATTAATTATTTACCAAATTTCGATACTTTAACTACTTTTTCAAGCGTCCTACCAGAGGCGTAAACTCCTAATAGTATTTTAGTTAATTCATATACTCTAGCATCTGGATTTCCTATTCCGAAGCTAGCTAACACAACAATCGTAATAAGGCATAAACAGGCTATAGGACGCCATATTGCAGTGATGACATGCGGAGACTGCGCTTCTGCAATCATGAGCTTAGAACGCGCCTCAACCACCTTAGATTCGTATTCTAGTATCTGCTTCTGAGCTTGTGCTTGAATACCGGCTAATTCATTTCGTAACTTACCTTTTTCTTCATCTGAAACGTGAAGTTCGTCTACCAGGTCGGCAGCGGGTTTAAATAGGTTGGATATAAAGGAGAATATTGACATTATTTATTCTTAAGTTTCTTAAAATGCTTTATAGCACGATCTCCATACTTCTTACCGGCTTTTTTTAAGGCTGGGTGCAATCTCTCTTCCCTATCTTTTTTAACCGCATCTCTAACCTTCTTAGCTTTATCTTTTACCCATTTTGCAACACTCATCCTCTTACTCCTTTATTTAATTTAGAAAAAGATTTAAACATTTTTCTCATTTTGGCATTCTTTTTACTAACTTTAGTTTTCTGTTTACCCTCTTCCCTACTTTTCTTTAAACTTGCTTTATAAGCAGCTTTAAGTAGCTCTTTAGAGTCCCCGTCTTCCATCTCTTTAATGTCTTCTTTAATATCTTCCATTATTTCTCCAATATCTTATGCATTTTTTCTTGTATAGGTCTAAATAACATTCCTAATCCTAGAAAATATGCTATATGTAGTTGAGGTATTATAAATTGTGTACCTATTCCACATAAGACAAAAACTATTACAAGAGTAGTAAAGTTTGCTAATAAACATGTTTTAATGTACTTCCATTCTTCTTTAGTCGGTTCCATTTACGCTCCCAATTTTGATTTAACCATTAAATATACCATTCCGGCAATAAAGCTAAATATAAATAATATATGTTTATAATTCTTCTTAAACCATGTCCACGCATAGAGAGGTTGTAATACCTCATTATGATGGTCTATACGAGTTTCTAAGGCATCCGTTCGCTTTATATGATACTTAAGATCCCCTTCCATACGGATCTGGGATTCTCTAATGTCTCGAATGTCTTTTTTAAACTCGTCCATTAATACTCCGGATTTCTAACCTTATCTCTTGCTTTTTGAAATATAAATTGAGAAGGACTTGTTTGACCATTTCCTCCCTGTAAAAATTCTTCAGGTAATTTTCTATCTGCTTCAAACTGCTTACTTAAATTACTTCTTTTTCTAACATCTGTTATACCTGAGATCCAAGCTTTAACCTGTTGAATCTCCGCTTCAGTTACAGCATGACCGTCCCAGCCAACACCTTCCTGTATAGTACCTTCTTTAGAATTTTCTGCTACAGATGCCATAATTCCAGCAATAGTATCCCTGTCATTTTGCTGAATAGCTTTTCTAAGGTTATTTCCCATTTCAGGATTAATTTGATCTAATTTTGTTAAAATAGCATCTTTTCTTCTAATTACCTCATCTGTAGTTCTTGCCAAAGGTTCTGATTTTAAGTCTACATCTGCATCCGCATTAATTAAAGCATCTTCAAATGCATCGGAAGATACCGAAGCAGCACTAAGTATTTTTCTAGCAGTAGATTCCCACACTTTAGGATTTTTCTTAAAATTGTTTGCCAACTTAAATAAGCCTTTAGACATATGAGAAGCAACATGTCCAGAAGTAGCTATTTTTTCAAGTGCCTGTGCAGTAACCATAGCTACCAAAGGAGAAGCTCCCATTGTAGCACTAAGACCTGCAGCAAGAAGCGAATTTCGGGTTACATATTGATTAAATACATTTAAAAGAGGATTACTTCCTTGTTTTTCTTTTAATTTAAGAACTTTCATTCCTTCTTCTAAATCTCCCCATTTCTGCATACTTTTTTTCCATAAAACTTTTTCATCTGGAGTAAGATGTTTACTACTCTCCATACCAGATTCTATATAATCATGTATAATTTTAGCAGTCTTTTTCTTCATACCTGAAATTGCAGTATCTCCTAACTCTCTCCTATTAATATTTACTTTAGCAAATTGCCAATCTTGCAAATTTCGCTCAATAGGTACTTTCTCTAATAACTCTTCTTGAACATCGCCATTCTTAATTATTTTTCCTGTAGGTTTCTCTATAAAGAAAACCTCATCTATCCAGTTAGAAAATTCTTTTAACTCTTGTTCTGCTTCAGGTATTTTACCTGTCTTTTTTGCTCTATCTCCTAGAACATCTGTTCGTATAGCTTTATATAGGGAAAGAGATTCATCTTTCTGTAAAGGAGGTAAAGACCCCATAACACTTTCAATCTGAGAATCCACTACTTTCTGCTCATGTAGAAATAATTCTTTTAATTCTTCTGGTCGTCTACCGCCATGAATTAAAGCTTCTTTCTTACCTTCCTTACTTACAGTAGTGTATCCTGTCATCCTATCTGCCCAATCAGTAACATTTTTACCATATTTTGCTAAAGAAGTATTCATTTTTCTATAGATAGGAGATAAATGGGCTCCTAAATAGTTTACAAAAGATTCGGCTCCTAAACGTCTATATACACCAGGAGCAGCTTTTGTTACACCTAGCCCAATTCCGCCACCAACTCCTGACATTAGAACATCAACACCTGCACCGATTCCAGCATTTTGTAAATCTTGATCAATGGTATTTCCTTCTCCTCGTCCATAACCATGTGCGGCGCCTTGTAGAGCACCTATTCCTAAAGTCTTTAACCCTGTTTTTGCACCTGCTCCGAATAATGCTCCAGTACCACCTGTATATAAAGCGCTAACTATTGAACCGGACACATCTCCTGCAGTGAACGCTACATTATTTCTTTCTTCTAAATGGTCAAATATACTTCTAAATTCTTTTACATTCTTACTATACTCTTCTCCTAAAGAAGATAAGGTTCTTTCTTTTCCCTGCATTTCTTCAGATTTAACACTTTGATGAGCAGCGAGCTGTAATTCCCTATCGTCCGCATCCATAAATCTTGGATCATCTGAAAACACAGATTGAGGAAGCTCTGTAGAAGCAGTTTTTATTGCTGCTCCAATTTCATCGGCAGTTCCGAAAGTTAATCCTTGAGCAGCTCCAGCAGCAAAGGCAGCACCTTTTCCAGCATCTGATTCTTCAGGTTGTTTCTCAACCTCTTCCTCTTCAGGAATAGAAGCTTTCAGTGCTAATGCTTTTGCTTTTGCTAGTTCTAATTCATCCATTACTTTGCTCCAAAATATTGTTTAATTTTTTCTATTTCTTCTAAACTTTTAGCATTATTGATAGCTTCTTCATAAGCAGATCTAGTTTTTTTAATAGGTTCTTCTCCAAAACCATGTTCATCCATTAATGCTTTTTGGAATGCTTCAGGATCAGCATACAGCTTTCTTCCTGTAGCAAATTGTTTTATTTTATCCTTAAAATTATTTCCTGTTCTAGCTCTTAATGCTTTAGTTACTTTTCTTAATTCTTTTACATCTTCTTCAGGCAGCCTACCAGTCAAAGCTTTAGCGCCATATCTTTTTAATTTTCTATAAAATGAAGGTGAGATTTGAGCAGATGCCCTTTCTTCAGAAGTTAAGTTACCTACTTCCCCAGCAATACCTTTTGCAATCTTAAAATCAATAACTCCAGCAGCGATTTCTGGAGCACCTTCTATAATATTATCCATTTCATTTAATAAATCTCTTTGTTTTACTAAATCTTGGACATCTTTTCTTTTTCCAAAATAATTTTGTAGTTGCAGAACTCTTTCAGTTTTTGCTTTTTCTCTTCTCAATTCCCTATCTTCTTCTAAATTTTCAGTTCTTTTACGTTGCTCACCTAAATCTGCTATTCTAGCAGCAAGATTAGCTTTCCTTAAATTCAAGCTTTCTTGAGCTAATTTATCTTTTTCTATATTTCTACCTTGCTGTGCTTCCAGTGACTCTCTTTTTAATGCTAGTTCTTCTTGGCTTTTTAAATGTGCTCTATATCCTTCCATTAATTTACCAGTTTCGGCACCTGCTTCGGGACCTACTAATAAAGTAGCAGCAATCTGTGGACCAAAATACATTAATGCTTCTTTTAATTGATCCATAGGTCTAACGTTTCCACCTACCTTAGACTGCTCTTTAATTCTTTCTTGCTCTCCAGGTTGTAGTAATTCTTTCTTAGCTTGCTCCTTAACTTCAGGAGGAGTTTGCTGTAAAGCAGGACTTTTTTCTGCAGCATCCAATTGCATTTTATCTAAAGGTTCTTCTTGAAGAGGTATTTGAGGTTTAGGAGCTTCAGAGACAGGTTCTGATGCAGGTTTTCTAGAGATAGGGTATTTTTTATTAATTGTTTTTTCTAAAGGACTCATTAAATGATCTATAACATTTTGCTCTTTTTCTTTTTTAGGTAATTCCATAGAATCTATATCCTTTTTTAAAGGATGTTTATCTACAGATTTTTTAGAATCATTCCAAATACCTGATTTTCTCTTACTTGTAGAGAAATGTAAATGAGGAGCACCTTTTCTAGTAGTCTCATCTATAACACGAAACCCTTTATTTTCCATATATTTTGACAACCTTAATTGTTGGTCTTTATTTAAATTTTTTATACTAACATCTCTAGCCTTTCCTTTTTGAGAATGAAGACTTTTTGGATTATATAATTTATGAGATTTACCTCTATATCCTGAAGTTATTACTAAATCTAATCCAGTTCTTTTACTATATTCTTTTAAAGCTTTATCAATATCTCCTTCAACAGCTATAGTAGGCTTTTCTGTTTTAGATTTACTTACTTCTCCTGGTCGCCTGATCCCAATAGGAATGTCTGTAA